GTACGAGCAAACCATCGGGCGTATCCACCGCAGCGGCCAGACCCGCGACGTGTGGGTCTACGTCATGCTGACGAACAAGACCATCGACGAGCGCATCTGGGCCGCGCTTGCCGACAAGCGGTCCATCTCCGATCTGGCCCTTGAGGAGTTGAAAGGATGAATTGGTTCGAACTCAATGCGGTGCTGCCCCTGCGCGACGAGCGCCAAGTGCAGAAGATGCTGGAGGACGAGGTGACGAAGCACAAGCGTTCGTCGTTCATCGTCCGGCTGCACCAGCGGTACACGACGTTGCGGGCGCAGCGCGAGCGGAAGGAACTGCTGGAAAGGGCAGGGCAATGAGCGACGCAAAGATCGAAACGATGGTCATGATTACTGGCCGGGAATATGAGGCCCTCCGCGCCGAGAACGAGAAGCTGCGGGACGCACTTAGCGGGGTCCTGTGGATGGCGGACGAATGGTTCAAACACGGTGGCGATGAAACGGCCTTTTCCGATGACCATGAGGCGAGGCTTGAGACTGCCCGCGCCGCATTGGAGGGGAAGTGATGAACCGCAGACAAATCACAGCCACTTGGACGCTGTTTTTTATGGTGCTGACAAGTGCGCTTGTTGCCTACGCAACTGATAACATGGCTATTGGATTTGCCGTGTTATCCGGGTTCATGACAATCGCAGGTATTATGGAGTTGAGCCATGACTGACATCACCATACCGCCAGAGGCGCTGGAGGAGGCTGCGATCAGGGCAGAGGCGCTGGAGGAAGCGGCGAAGCTAGCGGATACCAAGGCAGACGAATGGGCGACAGTGTGGCGCAATGGCCTCAAATGCGACAGCCACATGGAAGGCATGTCTGACGGCGCAGACGAAATCGCCGCCGCCATCCGCGCGATGATAAAGGAAGGCTGATGAGAAAGTTCCGCCGCCTTCGCATACCTCATCACGCGCACCCGCTGGTGCGCCGGATGTTTGAGGAGATGAACCACCAGCGGATCGGGATCTTGGATATGTCGGACAGGACCGGCGTCAACAAGAACACGATCAACGACTGGAAGAACCGCAGCAATCCGCAGGTCCAGAACCTGGAAGCGTGCTTCACCGCACTCGGGCTACAACTGACACTTAGAAAGGAAATAGATGCCTGACATTCTAGACGAACGCGAAAAGACCCACGGCGACTACTACCGCGTGGCCATGATGGCGCAGGAACTGAAGGATGTCATGCGCCGCGGCAAGAACTGGAAGACGCTGGACGACACGCAGCGCGAGGCGCTGGAGATGATCGCCAGCAAGATCGGCCGCATCATGTCAGGCAACCCGCATGAGGTCGATCACTGGCGTGACATTGCGGGCTACGCCGCGCTGATCGAGCGGTGGCTTACCTCTTGCACCGCTTCCGAATGTGGTCCCATTCACCGCCCCGCCGCAGGCAGTCCCGCCACTCCTGCTCCTTCTCAGGTGACATCCGTTTGGCCACTAACGCCACAAGAAGAGGAAGAACGGGCCGCATTGCGGCGGTGATAAGGCCAATCCAGAATGATGGCCTCTGAGCAACGAGAAAGCCGCCAGCGCCAATGCCGATCAACAGCACGACGATGGCGGCAATCTCGATCCAGTTCACTTCTTCGCCCAGATGGACCAGCCAGCCGCGAAGATAATGCCGAGTGCGCCGATGATCTCGTTCATGGCGGTGGCGTCAATAACGCCGGTGCCGACAACGTAGCCGCCACCAGCCGCGAGAACTGCGCGAACAACGCCCCAGACCATTTCCTTCGTCATGTTACTTCCCTTTCGTTGCGCCGGGATATTGCTTCCACGGCAATTGATAGTGCGGGCCGTCTTTGAAACTCGTCCAGTCGCCGCCCCACTCGACCGTCACCTTCTCGGCTTTGGCCGCGGCCTTCATGGCCTTGGCCAGACGGTCGTAGAGCGGCCAGTCCCAGCGCACCTTGCCGTCGATGGTCGCGGCCAGATCGACGGCGTGGCCCGTGAGGTGCCGGGAGCGCAGCGTCTTGGATGCGCCCTTGGCGACCAGCACCTTCTGCTCTGCCAGCGTGCGCACGCCGCAGGTGACGATGAACCCGGTGTCAGCGTCCTTCCAGTCCTCGGCGCAGCGCAGCACGACGCGCACCAGGTCGGGGTGGACGCCCTTGAGCTTGGCAATCGACGCCGTGTTCAGCTTCATTTCCGCAGCGCCTCTTCGATGCTGTCGAGCTTTGCCATGATGGCGCGGCTCGTCTCGCGGATCTCCTTGATCTCGCGGTCGTGGGCCAGACTGGATGTTGCAGTCTGCGCTTGCAGCACCGCGATGGCCGTCTCATGGGCCTGTTGCTGGCGGTAGATGACCCACACGAACGCAGCCACGGGCGCGATGATCCACTGCATGATGGCGCCAAGCACTTTGAAGGTTTGGTCGTCAAGCACGTTACGTCACCTCGCCATCGCGTTACGGTTTTCCTGGCTGTTCATCTGGTTCGGCGCGGTCACAACGGGGGCACGCTTGACCGCGCGGCTGATCGGGCCAGACGGCCTGCGCTGCGGGCTAACTCTTTGGCCCGACCGGCGCAAGGCCGTCTCCAGCGCAGCGGCAGCCCTGTCGGCGTCAAGCAGCTCCATGGCGATGTCGAGCGCCATCTTGTCGGTGATCTTACCGCTTAAACGACGCAGGATTGCATTTGCCACAGTCACGACAGGGCTAAAGAAAGGCGGGAAACTGATCTTTCCCGGCGTGCGCATGAGTTTAGGCGCGGTCTTGCTGCCTGCCTGCGCCAGCTCCTTAACGCGAGCATCACGCGACAAGTCGATCACGATTTTGTCGATCATGCTCTGCTGCTGCTTGGACATGCCAGCTTCTGTAAACGTCTTGTATTCTGGCGCACCGTCCAGCGCCTGTTTGATCGTGCGGGGCGCATCGCGCACCGCGCCAGCAAACGCCGCCGCTCGTTGGTTGGCTTCCGGTATCGGGCTCTCAAGTTTCTCGCGCAGATAGGTGGCCATATCGCGCTGATTGAGCGTGCGGCTACCCTTCTTGAACGCGGCTTGCGCTTCGGGCAGATACGGAATGGCCTCCGTCAGTTCGTTCTTGATCTGCGTCAGTTCGCTTTTGATCTGTTTGTTGTCTTCTTTGGCAAGGGCTGTCTTCAGCCCGTCAATAACAGATGACACTTCCTTGGCGTTGGTGCGGGGCACTAACACCGGCGTTTGGTTTGGCCCAACGGTTTTTCGTTCCAATAGATCTTGGCGCAGCGGTCGCAACTCACGCAACAGGGGTCGGTTACCAGGGTTTTTGCTAATGAGATCATCAATAGTTTGCAGCACTGGGTTAACATCCACGACATCGCCAGCCTGTTCTGCGGCTTCATAAAGTGGGTCTGACCGCTTTGCGCGCACTTCTTCGGCTCGGGCGCGGCTCTCCGGTGTGCGCTCAATGGTTCGGAGTTGTTGAACTCTCGCCGCTTCCTGCGTGTCCTTGATGGCTTGCGCGGTTGTGGCAGCGCCGGGTACTTCAAACTTGGCCTGTTCGCCAACCGCCGCAACGCGGGGCATACCAACGTCAGCCGTGGCTTGCGCGAAGGTTGGACGCGCGCCGGGAACAATCGTGGCCTCCGGCCGCCGCGCCGCAGCAATAAGTTCCGGCGCACGTCCTTCCGCAAGGTTCATGTAGAAGGCCGACTTGGGGTCTATCATGTTGCGCGCCACTTTACCGGGGAGCGCCGCAGTTCTTTCAGCCGCGCGGACTACCGCGCCGCCGTACGGTACGTCGCGCAGAACAGCACCCGTTGTCTTGACCGGGCCTCCGGTCAAAAGCACCTGCATCATGTTCATCACATCGGGCTTCGGTAGCCCTGAGTTCTGCGAAATCCAATCCGCGCCCTTGTCCATGTTCTCGGCAACAAAACCTAGCGCCTGCTTGGCGAGGTTGTTCTGGTAGGACGGCGTTTCAGACACGCCAGTAGCGCGGCCAATGGGGGCTGATACCGCGCCCAACACGCGCGCTTGGCTGGCCGCAACATCTTCCGCGCTCTGGCCGGTCACTGCACCGGCAATGCGCTGGAACGGGTAGGCGACCATGGCCGCCATGCCCGGCACGCTCTCCGCAATGATGTCCGCTGTTGAGGCCGCACCGCGCAGCACCTGCTGGCCAAAGGTTTCGGGTTCCTGCGCGCGGTCATCTAGCGCAAATCCCGGCGGAAGCCCGGCGGCATCCGGTTCGTCGAGCGTAAAACCGGGCGGAAGTCCTTTTATAGGGGTTGCCATTTACCGTTCCTGTAGATGATGCGTTCGCCGGTCTGCGGGTTGGTGGCCGTTGCGCCTTCGCGAATGCCGCCGCCTGCGCCACCACCTGCGCCGCCGCCGCCGCCGCCCGGCGGCAGAGCTTCAGACGGCGTGTAGAACTGCGTCTCGCCCCATTGAGTGTCGTAAGTTTCGGTAGTCCGCGTCTGAATGTTTTTCAGTCGTTGCGCAACATTATCAAGAAGTTCTCGCGCGCGTTTCTCGCTAACATACGGCGTAACCGCAGCGATCTGCTTCTCAAGCAAAGGCCACTCTCGTTCCGTAATCGCACCAATAGAACCGCCAGCGCGCATCAACTCAAGACCCGCTTGCGTTATATCGGCTTTAAGACTTTCAATGGTGTTTTTGACGTCTTGCGCTTGCCCCGGCACATACTGCCCAACATAAGCCTCTGTATACCCGCCAAAATTATACCCGAAACCATCTTTGTTTTTGTCACTCAGCACATAATCAATCTTGGCAAGACTTTCCGTAACGCGGTCCTGTACCGCTGTTTTGGCCTTGTAATCGGTAGCGTGCTTGGCGGAACTTTCGCGGTATAGTTTTGTACCAGGCACAACATCGTATCGGCCCGCTTCGGGGTTCCACACTTCGCCTTTTTGAGGCTCAGTTGGACCTCTTTCGCCCGACGCTATTGCTTCGGCTTTTGCTGCCTCGCGGGCTGCGTTTTCTTCAGCGATCCTGACACGGCGTTCATCAAGTTCAATGTTGGCCTGTTCGGCAGCGGTCATCGGCTTGGGCATACCGACTTGGCTTTCATCTATCGCCAGTTTCTTTTCGGCAACGCGCAACTGCCCGCGCTGAATTTCAGCGTTTATCCGTTGATTTTCCGTTGGAATGCTTGCGTAAATGGCGCGGCCGGGTTCGCTGCCCACCAATGACGTTTCAAGGGCTGACATGCGCAGATTATCGGACGGCAAAGCCATTATCTTGTCGAATTGCGGTTTGATCGCGGCCTGAAATTCCGGCGAAAGCACACCAAACGCCGCCGTGAGGGCTTCCTTGGTGCCGCCGCCCTTGAACGCAATTGCGTACGCAGGTGTCAACGCCTCAACCAGCGCGGCCTCCTGCTCCTTCTGCGCGGTCTTCGCCTGCTCGGCCCGCTGCTGCTCGATGTCGTAGATGTTCTCCATGCCCGCCGTGCGGGTCTGCATCATGGCGTTGACATCCGGCAGGCGCGGCGCGGCCATCCGGTTGCCAGAGAGGATGATATTCGGGTCAGTAACCATGACAGACGCTCCTTACGCGCGCTGGCCGGGCGAGGCGAAGCCCAGGGCGCTGTTTGTCGGGGTGATAGACCGGAGATAGTTCTGGTACGGCTGCGCAGCCTTGTACTGGCCGTAGGCGCTTGCAGCGTCGGTTGCCAGCCCAGAGATGTCGCTCAGCGTGTTGGTGAATGCGTTGGACCGCCCCATGATGCCAGCGGACCGAATGTCGCCAAGGGATGTGGTGAGTTGCCCGACGCCGCGCGCCGATACGCCGACATCACCGGCAATGTTACCCGCAGCGGTTTGACCCAAACCAATCCGGTACTCCAACGGAGCCAACTTCTGCTGCCGCTCGGCCAGATACCGCCGGAAGGCATTTTCATACTCTTGGCTGGCTGCGTCCTGCCCGAACCGCGTGATGTCCTTGAGCGTGCCGCCCGACTGCAAGATACCCCGCGCTGCGGCTGACCGCTCCAGCGCCTTCAAGCCCTCCGACATGCGGAACTGGTAGCCGGGGTCTGCATTAAAAGCGTTCATACTAAACGGCGTGTAGGCAGACGCCGTTTCATACTCTGGCAACGCGCTGACGCCCGTCTGGCGGAACGGTTCCTGAAGGCCAATCTGGCGCTCCAACGCCCGCTCCTGCTGCGCAATGGTGGCTTGCGTTGCCTTCCGCTGTTGCTTGGCGGCATCCTTGGCTGCGTCGGCTGACTGCTTACCGCCAAGAATAGACGCGCCTGCGCCGACAATGGCAGATCCGGCGATTGCGGCTACTGGTCCCGGCATGGCGGAAACTCCTTCAGGTATTCGTCTAGTGTTTCACCATACAGCGACAAGACCCCGCGAGCAACCGCCAGCGCCTCGTCCCGACCGTGCGCCGCGGCAACCGCTGCCAGCACCACGTCGTAGTAGCCCGCGCGCCAGACGAAGGACCGGGCGTCAGCACATTCGGCCCTCTCGGCGTCGTCGGACGCCTTCCACTTGAGAACCATCAGCGACAGCGCGGGCAGCAGAGCCACGGCGTTATGCACGAAGAACGGGTTAGACGGCAGATCGACGAACAGATCGTAGATGGCGCGGTGCAGGTCTTTCCGGTCGATGGGGTCGTTATCAGCCGCATCGTCCAGCACCTGGATTGCATTCCACACGCCCAGCAGCCAGTCGGCAGCGGCAGGGGGCAGCCGCAGGTTAAAGAAGTGCTGGCGAAGGTGGGCTTCTGCGGTCACTTCATTTCATCCATGATACGCTTCAAGGCGTCAGGCGAGGCGCAGGCGTCGATCTGGGTCTGGATGGAGTCGTACTTGTCGCGGATGTTCTGGCGCTTGGCCTCGGCCGCCGCTGCCTTGGCGGGGATGGTGGCCTCAATGTCGAGCGGCGCGAACTCGGTAGCCCTGACCACGCGGCGCTTGTCGTGGGCGATAGCCTTGGCCTTGTCGAGATTGATGCGGATCACGAGGTGTACTCCCAAGCGTCGCGGAACGTCCTGTCAGACGGGATGTCGTTAACGTGTACGATCTTGTACGGGGTGTTGGGCGGCACGTCCTTGGCCGCGATCTGTTCCAGCGTCAGCCCGCTGCCAGCAGCCGGGACGATGATGGCGACGCCGCCGTTACGAGGGTAGATGATGCGATGGTCCATGCTGTTCACCTAAATATAACGACACACCCAATATCGGTGTCAACATTAGCGCCATCACTAGCTTGGTTTAACAGTTGTACCGCAGATGTTGAGTATGTACCCCCGTCAAGAATATGAAAAACGGCGTTTGTGCCCCCGCCGTCGTTGCGTTCAGCCGTACAGACGGTAACGTAGTTAACATCAGGCATGGCCGACGTAAAGTTTACTGTGTAATTGCCCGTTGCGTTGTCAGTAATGCTGCTGACATTAACCGCCGCGCGGATAGCGACAGTTCCCGAGCCATTGAAATTCACCCAAGCCCGAGCGGCGTAATACTTGGGGTCGCCGCCGGTCATGGTCATGCCGTTGGTCTGCTGGACCGTGTCGGGGAACGTGATGCCTGCGCCGCCGTCAATGGTAATGGTCATGGTTTAGCTCCAGTTGCCGCTGGTGGTCGCCGCAGAACTGCCGAGCGCGCGGATCTTGAAGAACGACCCGATGCCGACGACTGCCGCCGCCGCCTGAGTAAGCGACACCTGCGGGATTAGCGTGCCGCCGACCGTGACGATCACGACGCCGTGAATGCGGGCGAAGGCAACGGTCGCGGTTGAGGCTGTAGCGATGGTTGTGTTGGCGGCAGTGTTGTACGTCACCTGACCGTTCGCCGCCGTAGCCAGCGTAGCCTTGTTGGCAAGCGACCACCAGTACTGTGTGAACGTTGCGCCGCCGCCAAGGGCAAAACCAAAAGAGCCGGACGTTGCGCTCATGCTGGACAGCGAGAACTGACACTCGAACTCATAAGTACCGGCTACCAGCGTGACTTGACCGCTGCCCGTCACGTCGAACAGCGCCTGCGCCGCCGTCTGGCTGGTCAGCGTGTTGGTCGCTTGCAGTACAGTGTACTGATCGACCAGCACCGCGCCGCGCTGGGACGTGGCACCCGTCATGAAGAAGGCGGGGTTCTCGAACTCGAACGTGCCAGTCGTCGCGCTGCCGAGCGGGTCGCTGGTAAGGGTCAGTTGGGACATGATCGCTCCGTTACAGGATCACCCAGCGCGAGCCGGATGGAATGGTGATGGTGACGCTGCCGTTGACCGTCAGCGGGCCGGTGGAAGATGCGTTCTTGCCAGATGGAATGGCGTAGGATGTCGTGACAACTTGGCTGTTGAGGATGAACACCTCGTCGCCGCCAGCGCCCGTGGCGCCGCCGCCGATGCCCGCCCAACCAGACGCACCGTAGCCCTCGAAGGCACTGTTCGTGCTGTTGTAGCGGATCATGCCGATGATGGGTGCGTCAGCAATCGCTGTGCCCGCAACCACCGTCTGCGAGGTGTCAACTGTGTAGGTGCCGATGCCGCCCGAGCCGGTCAGGAAGTCGGTGATGCGAGTGCCAGACGTGACGCCCGTGCCCGCGATGGTCGCGCCGATGTAGAGCGTTCCACTGGTGACGTTGGCAATGGTCAGCGTCGTGCCGCTGATCTGGCCCGTGCCGCTGAACGCGCCCGCGCGCTGGGCCGTCGAGCCGACCGGCAGCTTGGCCTGGCCCGTGCCGCTCATGTAGAGGTACTGGTCGATGTTGACGGTCTGCGAGGCCGACAGCAGCCGTCCGCTGATGGTCTTGGACCCAGTGATGTTCTCGGACGCCGTCAGCGTGGCGACCGCCGTGGTGCCCGTGAACGTCGGGTTGGCCGTCAGCGCGACCGTGCCGGTGGCTGCCGGGAAGGTAACGACGTTGGCACCAGCAACGGCAGGCGCCCGCAGTTCGACATAACCGGAGGTAGAACCGTACAGCCGGACAAGGTTGATGTTGACGGGCGGGATGCCGTCGATGTTGTCGAACGTGCCGACCAGCGTGTCGTTGCTGTCCTTGAGAATGAACTTGTAGGAATCGCCGTAGGTTAGCCAGACCTCGAACGGCGGCCGCCCGGCGGCGTCAAGGATGATCGGGTTGGCTTGCGGCGTTGCGCCCGTAAAATCAGTGAAAGTCGCCTTCGGCGTGGTCGTGCCTGCCGCATAGGTGAAGATCTTGCCGCCCGACAGCGGATCGCCGTTGTCGTCGAAGAACTGTGCGCCGGGGTTGGCGAAGGGGGACAGGTTGACGGTCATGATGCGAACCTAGCGTAAAACGGGTTGTCAGGCAATCTGGTAGTTGACGTTGTAGGCGTAGGTGGCCGCCGCACCCGATGGCGCGTTCAGGCGAAACTCCAGCAGGAATCCGGTGGCAATAACAGAGCCCACTGCGGTGACGCCGCTGGCCGTGGTGACGAACGTGCCAGCCGCCGTGGACAAGGATAAATCATCCAAAATCGGCGGCGTCATCTGGAAGACGGTATCGCCCGCCGCGATGGGGTCAAGCGTGAACACGCCCGTCAGCGCGATGACCGTACCCATCTGGTTGGAGAAGCTGGCACCCGCCGACACCGTGGTGACGTTGATGACCGGGGTGAAAACAGGGGTGAAAACCGTCGGGGTCGGCAGGTAGGAGTGGATCGTGTCGAAGAAACGATACCATTCCCGCGAGACAAAAACCGGCGGCGGCGGGGGATCGGCGTTACGGCCGGGGGTCACGCCGATCCGTGAGCGTTCGTTGATGGCCACGCGCTGGGCCGGTATCTGGCTGGCGTTAGGCTGAAGTGCCATCGAGGATCAACTCCGCACCCATGATGACGATCTTGGTCGGGTCGGTGCCCGACACCTCGTAGACGCGGTCACGCAGCTTCAGCGTCATGCCAAGCCGCCGCCAGAAGACGCGCTGTCCGTAGCGCCCGATGGCGCCGAGGCTGGTCCAGTGCTCACGCGACCAGGTGTGGCCAGCGTCGTCGGACCAGCGCAGCATAGCCTGCGGATCGCTGCCCTGCCCGTCGTTGATGCCGACGCCGCTCTGGCAGTCGAATTGCAGCGTGTGGTGCGCCGTGCGGCGAAGGTTGTTCTGGCCCGTTGGCAGCGCGCGCCATGAGCGCAACCACTTCTGCGGCTGGTCATCGTCGGCGTACACGTCAAGGTCGAAGGCGTAGATCCGGCCATCCTCGTAGTCGCCCACGATGGTCTGGTTGTTGAAGTTCATCTGGCAGTTCGATCTGTGCCGCGTGAACACGCCGTTGGTCAGCCCCGCCCGCTCATGCCACGCGCCCGTGATCGTGTCGTAGACCCACGTTGCGTTGGCGGTCGGAAAGGTCAGGACGTAGAACTTGTGGCCTTCCTGCTGGTAGGAGTACGCCACGGCGTCCGAGAGCGTGCTGTAGCTCTGGATGGCGAACTCGACCGCATGGGTCGAGATGCGCTCGCCGCGGTAGCCGGTCGCCTGGTAGACGATGCCTCGGCCTCGCGCGTCGGAACCCAACCAGAACAGCGTGTTGTCCAGCTTGGCGACCGAATAGACGGCGGCGCAGCCCAGTTCGTTGAACGCGCCTTGGATGCGCTGAAGCGGAAAGTCAGCCGTGCCAGCGTTGTACCAGACCTCAGTCGTGCCCGTGCCGAATAGCCACGCCTCGCGGTGATCGACGTTGACCGAGATCAACTGGTCGGGAGCACCCTCGGCGCTGGCGAAGTCCAGCGGAGCGATGCTGGTGCCGTCCAGCAGGCTCGTCACCCAGACCTTCTGGCTGTTCGGCTCATTGAAGACGAAGTAGCCGTCGAGATAGCCGACCGTGGACGCGCCAGGGAAGTCAGGGTCGCCAATGGGCGCGAACGCCCCCGTGCTTATGTTGTAGATGTAGCCGTCCGGGTTGGACGCGATGAAGATCTGCGTGCCGTTGTCCGCGATGGACACCGGGCCGGTGCCGTTGATGGTGCCGAGAAACGTCGAGTTGTAAGACGTGTCGATCTTGTACAGACCCTGACCGGACACAACGTAGCCGTCGGAGCCGGTGATCTGCGGCGACCACAGCCCCCGGATCGGGCCGGTGCCGATGGTAGCGAGCATGCGCAGCCCCGGCGCACGGTTGAGGAAGGCGGGCTGCTTGCCGCCTTCCGGCACGACCTCGGGAAACAGATTGACCATGCGGCTGTCCGCGGCGTTGACGCTGCGGGCGACATACGCGGATCCAAGGATCGGCGTCTGCATCAGTAGTTACCGGCGAAGATGTTGAACCGCTGCCGCGTCGCCACGATGCTGTAGGGCAGCGCCATGATGTCGTCGGGGTTGTTGATGCGCTTGATGTTACGCTTCGAGGTCATGGCGATGCGCTGCACCTGCCGGGACGGCTCGGTGCCAAACTCAGGAGCCAGTTCGCAGGCAAGGTTGTAGCGGAAGCAGCGCAGGTAGCCTGGCGGAAAAGCCAGATCTGTTGCCAGATTGACAGGCTGGGTCAACTCATTAACCGAGACGACGTGGAACTCCAGCACCTTGGTCGGCACCGGATAGACGTACATCTCAATGTCGGGATAGGTCATGTTGACCCAAAGCACCTGCGGGTAAGTGCTGGTGACGGTCTTGACCGCGATGCCGTTGTACTGCTGCTGGTTGATCAGCTTGAGGCCAAACGAGATGCCGCTGGCCGGGTCACGAAAATAGGTGCTGTCGTCAATGGTAATTGGCCGGTTGGCAACAATGTCGCCGGTCGGTCCAAACGTGCGCGAGATGGTGCTGGGTGGCCAAGTGACAACCTGATCCTGGGTCGAAAACACGGCGAGACGCTCGGTGTTCCAACTTTGGACCATTTGGTTCATGGCGACCAGCGCGTCTTGCGACGTTTCGGCTGACGGCGTTTCGCCTTCGGCCAGAACGCCCAGAAGCCTCAAAGATCCGTTGATCAGGTCGCCAGCCGTCGTCATGTCATTCGTCCTGCGTTAGGCGGGGTCGCCCCCGGCGGCGCGGTTCAGCCAGTACATTAGCCTCTTCCGGCGCGGCAGGCAACTGCTCGTCCGGGTCAAACCGGGACCAGCCGTTCATCTCGTCATGCTGCGCTTCCATCTCCAT